CATTTATAATAGCATCAATAGATTTGACAATTTTATCAAAACTCATCTCTTTTGTTGCATTAGGATTTATTTCTTGTAATAATTTATTACCTATACACGTAGATAGATTCCATTGTCCATTTTCAAATTTTAGTTTTCGATCATCGAATAGTTGTAAGCGGAACCCCTTTTGAACTGAGGGGGATGCTACAATACAGATTTTACCAGTTAATCCAAACGTGGTTTTGTCAAAGCCCATTTGCTTTCTATATACGCGTGCTTCTTCAGCAATTCCAATGGCACTACATGTTTTTCCTGTTCCTAAGCCGTGATATAACAATAGAGAATTATAAGGAGTTTCAGGAGACAAAAAATTTTTCACAAATAATTGATGAGGCAATAATTCGAATTCAGCATTACACTTATTTTCAGATTGCTCTTTAATATCATATAATTCTCCATCATATTTGGTATTTACAAACTCTTGGCGCTCTGCTATTTTTTGTTGAAAGGTTGGATCATTTATTTCAGGATACAAGAATTCATAATCTGGTGCCTCTTGGGAAATATTAGCATAATTTTCGTGAATATACTTGTCTTGGTCTGAAGATGATAGTTCTTGATAGTCATTGTTATTGGATGTTTCATTAGGTGTAGGTATGTATGCTTCTTGTTCTTGTTCTTGTTCTTGTGCCTTCGATTCCTCTACAATACGTTCTACTTCTTGTACGGGTGTAGGTTCTTGCTCTTCTTCTGGTTCTTGTGCTGGAGTGGGTTCTGGTTCTGGTTCTTGTGCTGGAGTGGGTTCTGGTTCTGGTTCTTGTGCTGGAGTGGGAGTAGGCGATTTCTTAGAATTCTTCTTTGTTTTTCTAATATTGCGACGCCGTGTAACAATTTCTTCTTGTCTATCTTTTCGTTGACAAGTGCTTGTTTCGGTTTTCTTTTCCTTTCCATCGGCTGTCAAACAACGTGTCCCCCTTACGCACATTGCGTTTTCATCTCCACAATGTTCTCCCAATTGTTTTATAATTTTTCGTGTTTTATTGGTTTTAACCCCTCCTTTTTGTTGCAATTTAGTATTGGATTTCATTACTTAACATATAAATATATTCTTTTTACTTACATGTTACCAAAATTAACAAAACTTCACATAAGAATAATAACTAAGTGTTGTCTCTATATTATGGAGCATCTTCTTTTTTTCTAAATTATAACCCCGTATGGAATCCATACACTGACTATACGTTTTCCATTCCATCTTACTAACTTCACTTTTCTCGTAATTATTGTTAGGTGTTTCAAGAGTATTTTGTACAAACCCAATAAAATATTTGTGTTTATAGGATTTATAATTGGATCCAGTAAAGTTTTCTTCAAATGGTATAATGTTTTGAAAATTATGAATATGCTTCACAGACATACCAGTTTCTTCAGTGAACTCACGCATAGCACAATCAAAATCTTTTTCTTGATAATTACGTCTTCCTTTAGGAAATCCCCATTCAGGTTCTTCCCATTCGACATATTTCTTACTTTCTTTAATAAGGTCTTGTAGTGTCAAAAATTCTTCTTTATAATACGTTCCATTAACTAAGGTATTGAATTTATTACGAGATACACTTTCTTCACGCTTATATTCAGAAGACAATCTTTCTTCTCCCCACACCATATTCCACAGTTCATCAAAATTAAATGATAAAAGACGTTCTTTTTCTTGCTTTGTCATCTGTTTAATTATATTTATGATATATGCTTTATTACCAATGGTATATTTTCCGCGTATAAAATTAATATATCCCAATGTATCCTTACGACGTATCATCAAATATTCTCGTTCTTGTTTATTATTAAAACGAAATGCAATGATGCCTATACTTGTGATGGGTAATTTACATTGATTATAAGTATGACCTTCTTTACCGCAATTATTACAATAACAATAATTCATACGTCCGCTTCTTAATAATAAAATCTTCTTTTTATATAGTTCGTAATGGAGTTTGATCCTAATGTCTGGGGACCACATTATTGGTTTTTTTTACATACTGTTGCAGAATCTTACCCGTTGTATCCAAATGAAGTCACTAAAAAAAAATATTATGAGTTAATTCAAAACATGCCATTATTTATTCCCGTAGAAGAATTGGGTAATAAATTTAGTGCCATGTTGGATAAGTATCCCGTATCTCCTTATTTAGATAATCGCGATTCTTTTGTGCGTTGGGTTCATTTTATCCACAATAAATACAATGTATTATTAGGAAAACCAGAAATATCGCTTCCTTTAGCACTAGAACTTTATCGTGACCAATATGAAGAAAAGGGATTTATAAAGTTAAAACAATGGAAATATAAGAAACATTTACTATTCCTTTCGTTAATATTATTCTGTTGTCTCATTATCTATTACCTTTATTCATAATTTCTAGTAATACTATAAACAAAGTAAGATGAAATTAGAATTATTTATGATAGCAATTACAACTTTTATTATAGCCAACATATACAGTGATGGAAAATATCTTAAAATAATGTTGTCGTGGAAAAAATATTATCAAATGGTGGGAGTTGCATTCGGAGCATTCATGTTGTATATTCTAATAAAAAAGAATCCATTACGTGCCAAAGAAATGCTTACCACTTCCAATGAGGTAATAAAGCATCTTCCTATTGATAAAAATACATCCAGCATTATTTCACCCATATTAGATTTCACATCAAAACAAAATTTTGGGCAAGGAACACCTGGTAATCCTGTGATACCATTGTCTAACTATTCTACCCCTCAATATGTTCAAAACCGAGTGCTAAATTCAGGAAAAAACAAAACCAAGCGTTCTGTAAGTGAAACAAAAAAGAAATTCGTGGCATCCAGACAGAATTGGCACTGTAAAAAATGTAATAATCAGTTATCCGCATGGTTTGAAGTAGATCATGTTACTCGTTTAGAAAATGGAGGGTCTAATCATGTAGATAATTTAGTAGCACTATGTCGTGAATGTCATGGTGAGAAAACGGCAATGGAAAATTTATAATCTATAACTATAATAAATATAGACATAGATGAATCAAGATACTACAAATAATGAAACTTCTATGAGAATTATGGACAAGATTATTACAAATACTAAAAATGTAGGAAATTTACCAGGAAAACTAATAGAGCCTATATATACGAATACAATAGGATTATGGAATAAAATAGATTTTGAACAACAATGGGGGTATCAAGTATTACATTACTTATTTGTATTGGTTTCGTTAATAATGATTTGTATTTTTTTATATACTTCGTCTGTTGATAATGACCTATTTGAGAACGTGAATAGTAAGTATAAAATATTGTATACGGTAATGCCGTTATTCTTGTTATGTGTATTGAGTGGCTACTTTATAGTTTCTAAAAATATTCGTGCTAACAATTTTTACACGTTTTCTAGTATTCTTGTAAGCGTTGCATTAATAGCAGCAAGTATTTATTTCTTTACCACTAGCACTTCTACAGGGAATTCGATTGCGGGATATATCACTGGTATCTTATTCTTGTCTTTTGTTATTACTTCATTGGCTGTATTATTTTACTTTTCTGGTAAATATTTACAGCGTTTAGAAGGTGTTCCAGGATTCATTACTCATGTTATTTTTTACATCCCTTGCTTACTGCTACAGTTTATTGGTTTCTTAAAACAACAATTTAATGATACTACAAATGATGTGTTCTACTTATTCCTTATTTTGATAGCCTTGATTATTGCCTATCTATACTTACCAAAAATAATTCGTTACTTCTATTATCGTTCTTCCATTCCTCTTCTACCGAAAAGTGTATTTTTAGATTCAAAACAAGCAATAGCTGGGAGTGATTCTTGGAAACAAACAGATCAAGATGGAAACCCAAGATTCAATCAACATTTTGGATTATCCTTATGGTTATACTTGAACAACCAACCTAGTAATTATGAAGCATATGCTAAGGAAACAACCATTTTAGAATTTGGTGGTGGTGCTCCTAAGATTACCTATGAATATGAAAAGAATGCAGAAGATGAGATGGACAAGTTAAATATCTATTTCACTAATAATGAAACATATAACAGAGAAGCAATCACTCTTCCCATAAAGAAACAAAAGTGGAATAATTTAGTGTTTAATTATAATTCTATGCACGCAGATATATTTGTGAATGGTGTATTGGAACGCACATTAAGCTTAAAACATAAATATCCAGTATTCAAACAAAATGATATTTTAACTGTTGGGGCAGATAATGGACTAGACGGTGCTATATCGAATATCGTTTATTATCCACACACATTAACCAAAAATCAAATAATATCTCAATACAATATTTATAGTATGAGAAACCCACCTGAATATATTGAATAATGTTACTCCCAAAAAAAGATGTGGGAATAAAATATAGAATGAATTATCTTATTATTGGTTTAGGGGTTTTAATCATTTTACTTATTTACATCTTGTATCAATATTTCACCAAAAAGGATTCTGTATTAACCAAAGAAGGAAGTTTGAAGACTGCCATTCCCAATATTACAAACATTGATAAGCCTACTTCATCAAGATATGCATATGGGATATGGATTTATGTGAATACTTGGGATCCTACACAAGAAAAAACCATTTTTTCACGAGCAGAAAACTTACAATTATACTTGGACAAATCTTCACCTTCCTTAAAATGCCGAGTTAAAATGAGTAACGAAGAAGTAGGGAAAATGAGCGAGGAAATCATCATCACCGATAATTTCCCACTTCAAAAATGGACACATATCATTGTAAGTGTTGATAACCAGTTTGTAGATACTTATTTGGATGGAAAATTAGTGAAATCCCAACGTTTCTTCAATCCTGAAGGTAATATTATGCCTTTGGTTCCAGGAAAAGAAGGAAATATTAGTTTTGGTCAATTTGACGCTTATGTCAAGGATTTCAAACGCTGGACACAACCTATGGACCCCCAAACTGCATTAAATGAGTTCATCAAGGGCAGTGAATTCGGTGCTGTTGAGAAGGTGTTTGCAAACTATGGTGTGGATATTTCGATATTAAAGAATAATGAACTACAAAAGAAGTTTTCGTTATTCTAAGTGTATTAGAAATAGTCAGTGATTCGATTTAGATATTTGAAAGAATAATTTTTATCTATATATTATAACAATTATTCAATGGAAAACCAAAACTCCAATCCAACTACTAATTTTTCCTTACCCAATAGACAAGACATTGATAAAGGAGTTCAAAATTTAGGGGATACACTACAATCTACTTCCGAAAATATTAATGAACAATTTAGTGACTTCTCAAAACAAGCAACTACGGGTGTAGGAGCAACTGCTGTTTTTTTACAATCCAATACTATTATTGCAAAATTTGCCTTCATTATTTTGATATTGGTTCTTTTTCTAATACTATTGAACATTGGTATTTTGATATTAAGTAGAATCTTTTCTCACTCGGAAAACCCTTACTTAATCAAAGGTATGATTGATGGCAGTAATGCTCGTTCAGTAGCTCAAGATACCGAAAAGGGCAACGCCATTCCTATTTATCGTTCTAATAACGAAGACGAAGGAGCAGAGTTTACCTGGTCTTTTTGGTTGTATCTTTCTGATTTAGGTAATGATCCTAAGAAACAAAAATATCAACACATTTTCAGCAAAGGAGAAGGCACTTTTGATAAAACAACTGGAATTATGTCTGTAAATAACTCACCTGGTGTATATTTGGAACCAAATAACAACAATTTGTATATCAAATTAGACACTGTTGACCACACAGACAGCAATAATAAGATAATTGTTGACAATATTCCTATCAAGAAATGGGTTCATGTTGCTATACGCCTTGAAAATAAAGTAGTAGATGTCTATGTAAATGGTGTTATTTCCAATCGTCTGGTCCTTAACAATGTAATTAAGCAGAACTATCAAGATGTTCACATTGCCGGTAATGGAGGGTTCAATGGAAAATTATCCAACTTGAGGTATTACGCAGAATCTCTCAATATGTTTGAGATCAATTCCATTCTTCAAAAAGGTCCCAATACCAAAACAGTTGATACAAACTTGATTGCAAAGAATAACTACTCCTATTTGTCTAATTATTGGTATACTTCAAAATATTAAGCAACATATATTATCTATCAGGATATAATATATGGCTGATTCCAATGATATTAACACATGCAATGAAATAAGACAACGCAGAAAACAAATGGTATTTACAGTTCCCCCGGTTCGTTATGAACTTATTAGTCCTTATCCTAATTATAGTCAAGAGCAATTAGACATGCGAAGAAAAGCTGAAATATTAGAATATGGGGGAAATAAACAAGCGTCAAAAGGGAATAACTTAACAAAAAAACAAAAACAAGCGTTGGCATTGTCAGGGAAAACAAAACAAACCAGTTCTTATGCTACTATCTATTCTAGTTCTTCACAGCTTATGTTTGACACGCAACTAGGTTTGAATACACTTACTTATACAACAACAGGAGTTAAAGCAGATTCAGTAGTGAATTGTCCCATTCAAAAATCGTCAAGTAGAAATGCAGGTGTTCCTGGTCCAGAAATTGAATTATTCAAAGATCCTTCTGTTCCCTTATATAATTATAAAACCAACACTAATGCATTGGGTATTGAAAATCAAACAAATACCGACAAAATCCGATTTTCTGTAAACCAAAATATTGCCATCACAAAAGATGTTAGTGGACACTTATTCACGTTATCCATACAACCTGGAATTGACCAACAAACATACAATTTTGAAGTTAATATTCCATTTAGTTACACAGTAGAAGGCGTATCTTCACGAAACTTAAGTAATGTTGTGGAACCATCGTTTAATGATATATCGTTTAATATAGGAACTACCCCATTTTCTTTTTTCCCATTATTTAATGAGTCCTTAGTAACCAGCACCACACCTGTGGTGAATATTGTAAGTGATATTAGTGGATTTACTTTTGATTTATCCAATAGTGATTTCCCCCAAGAAAATGTGGGATTTCGTGCTATTGTCTTTGGAGGAATGATTAATATTTCTAATTTGTCATTGAGCACTGAAAATGGATACGTCTATGACTTCAAAATTTTACCGACCATGGATATTCTAGCTTCCAGTGTAACACCGAATTTTACAGCAAATTTCTATAACACCGTTAATGGATTCAAAAACATTAAACAAGGAATTTTATTTAATATTTCATCAAATTATGTAGGAGTGGACGGGTCTTCTAATTTAATTAGAGCATCCTTAGATACACAACCATCTACCACACCATATAGCAATTTTAATATTGTTATGATTGATAGTTCTGGTAAGAAAACAACTTACGTAAAACCGTTTTCTGGGGATACCATTATTATGCCAACGGTTTAATTATCTGTTTCCCAAGAAGACGACAAATAATCAGATACATATTGATATACACTGCCACTAGGAATAGTAACATCAAATTCTGCTTCGTCAATACGATTAATGCAATAACAAGTAAGATGAATAAAATGTTCTAACAAAGACACTATCATTTCCATATAAAATGGGTTCATTGTCTCTATATAAGGTTTGGTAAATGGAGCAAAGACATGATCACTATGTTCCACAATAAAAGTAGGAGTCCAAGTTTCATTAATGGGTAGTTTTTTTGTATGTTTGTATAAATAAGGCATCAATGCTACAATTGATTTTATCTTTTTCAACATTCCTTCTTTATGGTCGCTTTCTTGATATATACTCGGTGTTTGAATATATGTTAAGAACCACTGTAAATCTTGTAATACATTTCGATCCAATGGTAAGGTTTTGTTATCGTCAAGTTGAATATACTTTAATGATGAATATTCTACATTCTCGTCTAGCATGGATTGGTTCTTCTTTTGGGAAGGATACAACGAAAAAATACTTTTATCCATTAATTCATTTTGAATCAGTTCTTTTTCTTCCATAGAAAGTTCCATATGAGAATAATCTCCACCTCTTACATTATCTATACCAAAGTTTTTCATGTAGCGTTTAACATGATGGTTCCAATCTAAGAAATGTTCAATAGGTATTACATCTTCAACGCATATGGGAGTATAAGTTTTTACAAAATCATATTGGTCGTATGCATTTTTTATAACCACATTTTCTTGTGTGTATTTATTTGCTATCTGTAGAAAGCGTTTCTGCTTATCTAAATATATTACGTGAATTGCTGTATTATCTTCCATTAGAAATAAAAACAACGATGTTTTTATTTCCATTCTAAGTTAATTATACTTGTCTTGTCTTTAAAGGATGGTCTTTTTGAACACTAACATTTGTTTGTTGTGTTGGTACTTGCTTTGATGTCATACAAGTTTGTTTACTGAGGAACACCTGTCCTGATAAGCATTTCTCTCCTTCTTTAATTTCAGCGCATCCACGACGTCCTTTGTATTCTCCTACAAGGCACCATTGTTTTTTGCTAGAAGTAATGGGTTTTTGGATAGGACTCTCCGTATTATCCTTCTTGATCTCGGGAATTTCTATTTTTTTAGATTGATTCAATGTCTGTTGTAACGAAGGACGACTAGCATCCTTTAAAAGGTCTCCTACGCTGTCCAATGTTCCACCAGTTATTTCTACACCAGCAGTTGCTGTGGTTGTGAATAATTTGGCAATTTGTTCAATTAATACACCCAAGGTAAAGGCAAATATGGATACAATACGAGTAATCAATGGGCTGAAAATATTGACAACACTTTCTAAAAATTCTCCAAGCATGTTCAATATATTTATACCTAATAGTGAAAATATGATTAACACAATTAACACCAAAGATAAAAATTTATTTAGATTTACTAAATTACCGGAGTTATCATTAGTTATTTGTTTTATAACATTATCCATCTCTATATATTCTACATTTATAAAAAATTTAGGTTCGTTTGCTTTTCAAAATCTTTATATTTAAGTAATGTAAAATGGGCATCACTCACTTTATGGATTCCATGCTATATGTTACCTTGGTAATTACATTTGTATTGATCCTATTAATTGTGTATCATTTTAAGCAACGTGTATCTGTTTTAGAGAAAAAGAATGCAACTATGTTAGATTTAATAAATAACATGGTACAAGAAATCAATGTGATACGACGCCATGTTTCGAATCCAACATCGATAATGGAATTTAGTGAAACTCAACCAATGGATATGCAAATGTCATATCCACAAGGGAATCAACAACCTACTATATATGTAGATGATGAGGATGATGAGGATGATGAGGATGATGAGGATGATGAGGATGATGAGGATGATGAGGATGATGAGGATGATGAGGACGATGAGGATGATGAGGAGGAGGACGAGGAGGACGATGAGGAGGACGATGAGGAGGACGATGAAGAGGACGATGCGGATGAACGTATCAAAATAGTGAATGTAGAAACGGATTTATCTACTATCGATATTCCAGCAGAGTCATTTGAAGAGGAACCTAATGAAATCGATGAAACAACACTAACCGAACTCCCTCTAAATGAAGAACTTGCTATCACGGTTTCCAAATCATTGGAAGAACCTGTAATAGAGGATACTAAAGAAGAACCTGAATCCAAAACCATGTATAAGGATATGAATATGACACAGTTGAAGGCCCTTGTCATTGAGCAAGGATTAGTGTCAAATGCAAATCGTATGAAAAAAGCTGAACTGATAGAAGTTTTAGAAAATTCAGAAAAGACTACATAAATAATATATCAAGAAGTAGTATAGATATAAATGTTTCATAAACTAACAAATAATATTCAGAATTTTTTTACTCCCCCAGAAATTCCTCCTACTTCCTTAGGTTATAGCACAAATAATAAGTATCCTGAATTTCCTCCCTTAATGGCTGATGGACGCTCTCTTATTTCTAACTGGCAACCTGAATCTCATTTAAATGACAAATTAATAAAGAAGAATAATATTCAGTCAAACTGGGAATATCGTCGTTATTTACAACAAAATGCCAACCAAATAATGAGCGAAAACTTTAAACAAAGTTCCAATGATACTGGATTTATGTTCAGCCCCGAACACAAACCATCCATCCAATCAAACAGTTATTCTCATTTAGAAACATTTCCTTATTCTTATCAAAGTATCAGTGACACATCTAAGCCCAAGGGATATGTACTAAGCGATTTAAAGCAAAACTACTTAACCCGTGAAGAATTAGAAGCAAGACGTGTTGCACCAACCATGTCTAAGCAAATGTAATAACTTACCAATTCATTTGAAATATCATTTCAAATGAAAGAGACCTAAATACGAACATTTGTTTATTAGTATAAAATATGAAAGTCATTAGTTTTGATGTTGGTATTAAAAACATGGCATATTGTATTTTTGATTGTTCTCAATGTATTTCTATTACAGATTGGGACGTGTTGAATTTAGTTGACGACGAAACAACTATTGACACTCAATTATGTAATCAACAAATGAAAACAAAAACGAAAACATGTAACAAGAAAGCAAAATATAAAAAGGGAACCCAATTCTTCTGTAAAAAACACGCAGAAGACAGTAAATATTTACTTCCTTCCAAAGAAAACAGCATAACCAAAATGAAACAAAAGAAAAAAGATGCTTTGTTATCATGGGGTAAACAACATTTTCTATTTTTAGATGCTAGTATGAATATGAATAAAAATGAATTAGTAGACACCATTCAAACTTTTTTGAACACTAATTGTTTAGAACCCATAGTGATTAGCAAGAAAAATGCTTCCGAATGTGATTTGATAACCATTGGACGAAGTATGTCTGCCAAAATGGACACAGTGAATTTGGAAGATATCAAAGAAGTTATTATTGAAAATCAAATTTCCCCGATTGCAAACCGAATGAAGACCATTCAAGGTATGTTGGCTCAATATTTTATTATCAAACATGAAGACAGTAATATATCCTTCATTTCTTCTGCAAATAAACTGAAACCATTCATAAAGAAGGAAAACTCGTCATCTAATGTCATTACCAACGACAAAGTAAACCCAAATTATAAGGAGCATAAACATGATAGCGTACAAGTTTGCAAAAAATTAGTAGACCATAATTTTCCTTCTTGGAAAGATACATTGACAACAAAAAAAAAAGATGATTTAGCAGATGCTTGTTTACAAGGATTATGGTTTTTGATGAACAAAAATAAAATATCTTATGCGGATGATTTAAAAATAAATAGTGTTTCCTTATCATAAATGGAAGTAGTAAATTTAGATGCTCCTATGTTGTCAGAATTACCTCCTCTTGAAACCTCATCGGCTGGTAGTGGGTTAGAATTATTAATGAATGATAAAAAGAAAAGTGTTTCGGTTGGCAATGCGCATTTAGGAGAATTAGATAATTTAGAGAAAGAATTAAACGAATTGTCCGGAAATACTGGAGAGTCAAAACCTATTGATGGATTTACTAGTAACATGTTTGGTATAAACACATCCTCTACAAATGAAATTGACATTGAACCTTTGGATGATATTAGACCTGTCGACGATATTGGATTAGGTCAAGCTACTGCGGATAGTGGAAGTGGTAATACGAAAACTTGGGATGGATTTATGAAAATGAACGATATCCCTACAAAGGAACCTCTAAGTATTAACAAGGGATTGTCTGATCGTGAAAAACGTCGTAAAAAGCGCCATATGATCAAAAAGATGGAAGAATGGCAAGAAAAAGGCTCATTCAAGATGAGCGACCGATATGACATGGACTCCAATTTTGAGGAAGTTGAAGATGAATATGAAACTGCCATGGACGAGAAACGTAAAAAGGATAGTGTAAAATTACAGGGATGGTGGTTTATGACAATGATTAATTCCTTGGAATATGCCAACACTGTATTCAATCCATTTGATTTGAACTTGGACGGCTGGGGAGAGCAGGTTAGCGAGGATATTGATAGTTACGAAGATATTTTTTCAGAGTTACACGAGAAATACAAGGGTGGAAAAATGGCTCCTGAGATCTCATTGCTTCTTCGTGTTGGATTTAGTGCAGCTGTGCTGAATTTTTCCAACAAGGCACTTTCCAGTGCCACTCCGGCATTCAATGATGTCATTAAACAGAGTCCCGAGTTAATGAAAATGTTTACAGATGCTACAGTGAACTCGATGTCTCAAGATTCACCAGGGTTTGCTATGGCCAATCAGTTTATGCAAGATTCAGCGCGTCCCAAAGGACCACCTCCACCAGCACCTGTAGATACCCAATCTGCTCCCCCGCCACCTAAACCAGGAATGGTGTATACCAGCAATCGTTCAGATATTAATGCTAGCAGAGGAGCAATGTTCAAGGAGCAAGGCGTATCCCTAGATAAGCCTGTTTCTATTGAGACACAAGAGAAAAGCACTCGTTCCATGCGTCCAGAAATGAAGGGACCTCAAAACACAGATATTGACAATATTCTATCTGGATTGAAAACACGTAATGTGGATATTCATTCCAAACCAGAAATTTCGTCCAATGCTCCCAAAGAATCTAGTCAGAATGATTCGCTCATTTCCGTATCTTCATTGAAAGAATTAAATACTAAAAATATGCCAAAAAGTTCACGTAAGAAGAATGGTTCTGCCAAAAACATTATTTCCTTAGATATTTAATTTTGTTGTATAACAACAGATAGAAAATCCTATCTCTTGTTATTATGCTTTTTCATACATCTTTAACATCTGTTCTTTGGCTTTCTTATAATCTACAATAGGAGCAGGATATTTTACTTTTGGATAATTTTTATTGGTGTCGTTCCATCTATGAATATCTCGTGATGGTACATCTTTTAGTTCAGGAACCCATTGTTTTATATATTCTGTTTCTTGGTCGAATTTTTCACTTTGGATATATGGGTTCATATCACGAAAATATGGTTTCATATCCACACCTGTTCCGCTGATTCCTTGCCAATTGCCATTATTAGAGGCAATATCATAATCTGTCAACTTTTGAGCGAAATATTGTTCTCCAATGCGCCAATCCACACGCAATGTCTTAATCAATACACTTGCGGCGGTCATACGTCCACGATTATGCATATATCCAGTTTTATTCATTTCTCTCATTGCAGCATCTACTAATGGAAATCCCGTTTTACCTTCTTTCCATCTTTTTATATGTTCTTTATCATTTTTCCAGTCTAAATTTCTATATTTTTCTTGATATGCAGCACCAACCACATTAGGATAAGAATGTAATACGTGTGCAAAGAATTCACGCCAAAACAATTCGCTGATCAACCCGTGTTTTTTTCCATATTT